CTAGGGCAGTGTGGGTCTTCTTTGATAGCCAATTCAAGCAATGGCATATATTGGCCACGAGACTTGGTTGGGTCAGGATGGTGGCTGACCAAAAGCATATCTGTATGGGCATAGATCTCATTAGTTCTGCCATCAGGACGGGGATATTCATGGACAGGGTGATGCCAGTGATATCCATGGCGGTGGTGGATTTTCTCGTAAAAGAACGATATTCCAGAACCCCAATCAAACTTGTATCTCAAACGAGTTGTTTCAGCAGTCCAAACCCTCTCAATCTCTTCCCGCCAACCTTCTTCCATAACTTCATCAAGATCTAATGAAATACAGACATCAAAATCACGGGGAATCATTGCAAGGGCAGCATCCCTAGCTTTATCAAACCGCCAAGGGCTAATGCAAATATCATGCACTTTTGCACCACATTCCAATGCTAGTTTTACAGTGTCATCAGTAGAGCCTGTATCTGCAATCAGAATCAGGTCTGCATCTTTAGCTGAATCACAAAAACGCTGAACAAATTGCTCTTCGTTTTTGGATATTGCATAAACTGCTATTTTCATTGCTATTCCTATGCTATTAAATTACAAAGCTTGAATTTTGGCTGTTAATGTGGCAAGTTCAGCCATTAATTGTTCTTTTGTTGGTGTAATCACAGTAGGCTCTATAACAACAGGTTCTGTAAATACGCCATTGGCATAAGTCCAAAAAGGGCCAGCGTCAGGGCATTCCACCCAACCATTAGCAGACGCAATTTCTGCGTCAGCAATCACAACATTGCTAACAATGCTATTTTCAATAATTGCGTATCTGTTTGTCATGTTATTCCTTACCAAGTGTAAACACGGCACAGGCCAGCACCACCAGCACCACCAGCACCAGAGTTGAAGCTGTTTAAAGATGCACCGCCACCGCCACCGCCAGCGCCAAATGTGCCTCCCGCACCGCCAGCACCAGCTGCGGCAGCAAGACCATAGCCACCACCACCACCGCCTTGGCGACCTGAACCCGCAGTACCCGCAGTACCCGCAGCGCCCCCAGCACCACCGCCACCTGTAACTCCAGTAATTGAACCACCAGCAGAAGCATTGTAGAGGGTGTTATCGCTTGCAATTAGACCTCCACAACCACCACCAGGGCCGCCTTGAAATGAACAGCCCCCTGCATCTCTTGCACTATAGTCAGTTGTTTTTGCGCCTCGACCACCACCCCAACCTGACGCACCAGCATCTGCAACATAGCCTGAGCCGAAATGTCCATTTTCCGATGGAGTACTTGGCTGCCCTCCACCAGTACCACTGCCAGCCGATAACGCACCGCCACCAGCACCTCCAAAAGTTTGTGGGCCAGTATTGGGGCCACCTTGCCCAGCACCACCACCAAACGCTGTTAAATATGTTCCAAAAGTTGTGTTACCACCATTTGTTCCATTGTTTCCGTCTGTGCTATCTACAGTTATTGCCGCACCGCCTGTACCACCAGCAGCAATGGTTACTGTGACTGTAGAAGTAAGGTCAGAGGCTTTAAATAGACGCTGTGTGTAAGCACCGCCACCACCGCCTGATCCACCCAATCGATTTGTGCTTGTTGCACCTCTGCGACCAGAACCACCACCACCAGCACCACCCCAACATTCAACCATTACAAAGGTTGCGCCAGAGGGTTTAGTCCAAGTGCCTGTGGATGTGAACTCTTGAAGATTTGCTCCACCACCAATAGTACCCCAAGTGCCATCACCTAAAAGTGCAGTAGAAGCTGATGGAGTACCAGTAGCATTGATACCAGTAACATTTAATGTTCCTGTACTTGTTAAATTGTCGGCAAAGTTGCCTAAATTGCGTGGGATGCTCATAATTACTCCTGAGTAAGTGGGTATTGAGTAAGCAATTCAAACGCTTGCTCTGGGGTGATGTCTTGGGATGCGACAGCGTCAACATCACTTCCATCCCGAATTGCATGGATGCAACAAAAAATGGTGTTTGGCTCTTTGGCAATGAACTGATGCACGATGCCCTTGGGTGTAACGATTAAGTGTGGGGCAGTAAAGTCTTTCTCACCATTATCATGTTTCATTGTGACTGAGCCAGTTGCCAACAAAGTAATGTGGTCAAAAACATGGGCATGACCATTGTGTGTGTCACCAACATTTAAGAATTGGTGCATCTTGACAAACACGTTGTCAACAAGTTTGAGGTCTGTAACTGGATTAGACACGGGTTACTCCTGTTTGTACGTTTGCCATAGCCTGCTCCATTGGGAGGTTTCTCCAAGTGCAAGTGGATTCGTCAAATGTCCAGCCTTCACCCTCTGGTTGCGGCTCTATAAAACCATCAAGACTTGGGTTGTAGGTGTAGCCGATGCCCGCAAAGTTTTTTCTAAAAGGGGTTTTGCCATTGGCATGCACATTTGCCAAAGTGTTATAGCTTGTTTGCAGCCACGTAGTGTTTTCACCAAATAGTTGCTTGCATCTAGCAATCCCAAGGGCTTCTACCTCGTTGCCGTTTTCATCAAGCAAGTCAGCGTCAGCAATAGCAACAACTCGCAGAACAATGTTGTTTGTATCTAGTTCAGCAAAGTAAGCCATTATTGAAATCTCCACTTAATAACGACAATACCGCTACCGCCAGAAGCACCATTGTTTGAACCACAACTACCGCCACCGCCACCGCCCGTATTTGCAGTTCCGTTTGTGCCAGTAGATGTGCTACCCGCACCACCGCCTCCACTGCCTCCACTTCCAGCACCAGCAAACCCAGAACCGCCACCGCCACCAGCATAAGTTACAGATGTGCCCGTAATAGAAGAAGCTGCTCCATTACCACCATTTCTTCCTATACTGGCATTAGTAGCAGTAGTCCCAGCAGCACCTTTGCCACCACCACCACCACCAGAAAAACCAACTTTTACTGCGTTAGCACCATTACCACCATTGTTGCCTTGGCCAGAAGTTCCAGCACCGCCAGCACTGCCAGAACCTCCGCCTCCAGACCCGCCCGATGCGCCTGCAAAAACATTTCCGCCGCCGCCACCGCCAGTAGAAACAATTAAAGAACCAATGCTTGAACTATTACCATTATTTCCAGTACCACCAGTAGCCTTGCCAACCCCCCCAGCACCAACAGTAACTGTGTAAGCAGTAGCTGTTACCGCTTGTCCAGAAGCCGCCCGCATACCGCCAGCACCACCACCTCCAGTACCACCAGCGTTGTCGTTAGTTCGGCTAGTTCCACCACCACCAGCAACAACTAGGTATTCAACGACTGCGCCTTCTGTTGGGTCTACTCCAAGAGAGTTAACTGTAAAACTACCAGAAGAAGTAAATGAAGCAATTTTGTAATTGCCAGAAGTGGTGACAGTTGCGCCAGATGTTGTAGCATCCATGTATGGAACACCAAACGACCTTTGGTTTTGGAAAGTAGCTTGTAAAGCACCACTCATGTCAGACCACTCCCGCTGATGAGCCAAGTTGTTGAAGTCATCTTAATTGCAGTTGCTGAACCATATTGAGCCAGACTTCGTGAACCTGTAGTTCCAGCAGAAGACAAATACATTGTGTCAGTAGTAATTGCAATCGTCACTACTTGAGATGTCATATTTACAAATGTGATAGCAGTACCAATAGGATACGCTACAGAACTATTTGCAGGGATTGTGAATGTTCTTGCATTAGCATCAGTTGATGGGTGGAATATATGCTTTCCAGCATCAGCAAGAACTAATGTGTAAGCAGCAGACTGACTATTCTGAGGAATGTTTAAATAACCAATATTTTGGGTCGGGTCACCTGCAAATGATGAAGTCCCCCATGCAGTGCCAGTAGATACCGCAATACCGCTTGCGGGATAAACCATGGTGGCAGAAGAGCCTGTTGGACCTGTAGGACCTGTAACAGATGGACCTGTTGGGCCTGTTGGGCCTGTAGGAGCTACGTTAACAGTGTAATAAGCAATAGTTTCAACAATGTCACCTGCAGTAGCACCAACTGCCAAAACAACTGATGTGCCATCTGTAGCGGTATAGTCTGTTCCATTTAAAAACACACCATTTAAATAAACTTCAACAAAACCTACTGTGTATGTAACAGAAAATGTTGTTTGACTTGCAGTTGCAGTAAAACTTGTGCGTGTGTAAGTAGCATTAAGAGCTGCGCCCGTAGGACCTGTGGGACCCAAAGCTCCAGCTACGCCTGTGGGTCCAGTAGGTCCCGCAACAGTTGAAACGGCTCCAGTAGGTCCTGTGGGTCCAACTGTTCCCGTATCACCTGTGGGACCTGTAGGACCTGCAACTGTAGATGCCGCACCAGTAGCTCCTGTCGGACCTGTGGGGCCAGTAATTGAAGTTCCTGTGCTACCTGTAGGACCTGTAGGACCAACAGATCCTGTTGGACCAAGGTTGGTGTACATCACCTGAGTAGCAGTAAAAATTATTGATGGCGTTCTTGGATAACCGCCACTGGCAGCAAGTGTTTCTAAACTAACGCTTGTAGTTGCTGTTTGCCAAAATACTTGGATGTAATCAGATGCAGCAAGTTCTAATACAAAATTAACTGTAAAAACTTCTGATGAATATGCACTGCCTTGTTTATCAGGAACATCGTAATGAGAATTTGTATCTGCTAAATTTGTGCCGTTTTTCTTTAGCCAAATTTGTGTAGATCCATTAGATGTGCTTGTGTTTGTAAATTGAATTGAAAATGTCAGGCTATAAACACCTGCATTTGCAAAAGTTACACGACTACTAGAAACAATTGATACACCATTATTTGCCGCATCTGCAGTGTTTATGGTAATTGCTTGCGGAGTATTTATTGCAGCAACAGTTTGAGTTGTTGTGTCCCAAAAAGAACCCCAATAAGCCAAAGCACCGCCTGGCCCTGTAGGTCCAAGTGCGCCTGTGGGACCTGTGGGTCCTGCAATTCCTGTACTGCCTGTGGGGCCAACATTTCCTGTATTTCCCGTAGGACCTGTGGGACCTGCAACTGTTGAAGCAGCACCTGTTTCGCCAGTAGGTCCTGTTGCGCCCGTAGGTCCAGCAACACTTGAAGCCGCACCTGTTGGGCCTGTTGGACCAGTAGATCCTATTCCTGTAGGTCCTGTTGCGCCTGTTGGACCTACTGCCGTACTAGGTGCGCCTGTTGGACCTGTTGGGCCTGTTGCTCCTACTGATCCCGTAGGTCCTGCAACTGTAGATGCGGCTCCCGTAGGGCCTGTAGGTCCTGCGCTACCTGTTGGGCCTGTAGGTCCAATAGTACCTGCAAATGGAGCAGGAACTGTCCAAACTAAAGCAGCAGTACTGCGAGAATTGACAAGAGAAATAGAAAACCAAATAGTATTTGTAGGATTAGAAGGAGGAGCAGTTGTCCATCCTGTGGGAGGCACTCCTACATTGGTAGCAAAATTCCAAGAACCGCCAGTTGGAGTTGCAGGTTGTGTTGCTGAATCTTGAAAAATAAACCACTCAAAATACGTTCCACCAAAATTAACAGTGTTGCCGTATAAACCAACAGATTCGGAACTGCCGTAAATGCTTGTAGCCATAATTTTTCCTTACTTGAACGAATAGCGGTAGTTACGAGGTTGGAATTCAGATGTCAAATGCTGATCACCACCAAGCCATTTACCCTTAAAGTTCTGATCTTGAATTAAACCATACGCATCTTCGTATCTAGCATTCCATTTTTGAGCTTCTTCATTGTTTTTGTTTTTATCGTAATAAGCCCACAAAGTTGCGTACATATAACCCTCAGGAAATGATGCAAGAGCCGCATTGTTTTGAACAATGGGTTCTAAAGTATCGCCTGTTGGTCCAAACAAAAATGGAAACGTGCGTTGATAGTACGCTTTGATTTCTACGTTTTCACCAGGGTTTGGAGTGAACACATAACGCTGACCAACTTCAGAAAATGAGGCACGAATCACACGGGGTACACCAAATGGACGAACATAAAGTTGGTCAATCATGCGTCTACGAATAATTTCTCGGTCACCAACTCGGTCATAAATAATCCAAGGACCCATAGAGGCAGCAGGAGTGCCTGGCGGGACTTGGCTATTAGGTGTTTCTTGGAAAAACAGAATAGGCTTGTTCATGTCGGCAGGAATATCTGCCATACCTTGAGAATCAGTCAGCAAAGTTGCAGGTGTTCCACCATAAGGATCTGAACGTAAAGCAGGTAATTCAATAGTACGCATTTTCAGTTCACATAACTGAATGCAAGACATAATTTCGGATGTAGATTGCGTAGGCAATTTAAGAATAGCTACAGGATATGTACTATTTGCCCAAATACCTTCAATGTCGCTTACTGTAATAGTTGTGCTTGTTACATCTAAAACAGTTGTATAAGCTTTTAAAACGCTTGTACCAATAAAGTCCCCAACCATGACAATACCAACGGCAGATGCAGATGTTGTAATAACATTTGTCGTTGTATTAAATGCAGTGGCATTAATGCCTGTTGTGGTTGGAATGGCTCCCACCCATTGCGCTACTCGGCTAACTAGAGCGTTACCGGATTGGATGAAAAGAGCCATAAGACATCCTTATTTGGTCGGGACAATTGGATTATAAGGCAGTGGAATTTTTCCGCTAGGGTGGCAAACAAAATCACTGTAAAACTGGTTCACAATTGCATAAAAAAGGATTTTGTCCTTTTTGTCTTGTTTAATCAAATCCCAAGGGCGGTTGTTAAACCACTTGCCACTTATTTCATGGGCAAAGCATTTTGGTAGATTCATAGCCTCAAAAGTACCCGCAAATATTGGGTTATCTGTTGTGCCCATCATCTTATAAAACTCTCTGCGCTCTTTGCAATATTCCCTGACAGATTCCACGTTTTTTTGCTCATACTGAACATAACGCTCACCATCAATAGCCCCAACTTTATAGTTCATGTTGGGTGTGCTAAATGTCTGCGACCATGTTCCCGATTTAACCTCGTTGAACATTTTGTCGTTTTTAATTAACGCACCTTCCAAACCACCTGCAAGAACACCACCTGTATAGTAGTCTTCGTTGACTTTGGCTTCTTCGTTGTTGAGATTCAATTCCATGCCATGCTCCATGATTTTCCAAAGAAGGCCCGTTAGGACCCTCTTCAGAAACCCTAAGGTTAGGCCAAGTAACGCTGTACTTGTGCAGATGCACGAGGTGTAGTCACCACAGCACCTGTTGTCATGCCAGCCAAAACAGCAACACCAGCAGGATTACGCACAATCAATGTGCCTTCCATGATGTACTGATCCAAAGAGGCATCAGCGTTAGAGAACACTTCGTTGTTAGGACCAAGTTCACGCAAAGAACCCCACTGAACAACGTCAGGGTTCAGGAACAAGATGGAAGTGTTGTCTGCACCAGTTTGATCCATGACCCATGAGTCATCGATCTGGTAGGTGTAGTTGAAGTCACCTTCGTATGTACCAATCGTGTCACCCTTGTCAGCAGGGTTAAATCGGTTGATAGAACGGCTCTGAGGAATGTTGTCAGAGATAGATGTACGCAATGATGTTGGGACTACCATGTTGGTAATCTTTGCATTAAAGCGTTGTTCAGCGGTGGTAACCAACTGCTTGTACAGCACAGGGCTGAAAGCTTGCAGAGTTTGACCTGTAGAGAAGCTGAAATAACCCAAACCAGAGTTACTCAACACGCCATTGAAAGGAGTGTTGGTAGAAGTGGCAGAAGTTGTGTCATTGCTATCAGAAGCAGCCAAGTTCAGAACGGCAGTACCAGAAGTTGGGTTGCCTGAACGTGTGCCAGCAAAAGAATACAAAGAACCAAAACGACGACCATTGTTGGGTGATGCGCCTTGAGTAGCAGCTTGGCCTGAGTACTTGATGGAAGCACCATCAGCACGAACCATTTGCAACTCAACGTCAAACATGATCTCAGTCAATTGTTTGACTTCTTGATATGCTTGTGGGTCGCCACCAGCTTGTTCCACGGCACGAGCAGTACCTGTAGCACCAATCACAGTCGTAAAGATCTGTGTGTAGTTGCCCAAGTTAGAACGTGTGTTAGAAGCGGCAGCAGTTGCGTCAACGGCAGCACCTTCCAATTTAGCGTTCAATGCGGGTGTGCGGAAATAGTCGTTAGGCCAAATGTGCAAAGTCGAATTGATTTTGCGTTTTTTGCTCATAGCCATGTTAGTAATCGGTGTACGATCTTTAACATAGTTAGAAACAGTCATATCGAGGTCTTTAACCACGATGTCGGTTGCGTATGCGCCATTACCATTACCTAAAGAGGTAGATGTAATCGTTGCCATAGTAATTCTCCTGAATTAACGCCTACGTCTATTTGACGCAAGCATAGTTGCTAAAAGGTCACGAGCCGCACCCTTATCACCGCTTTGCGCTTTCCTTTGAAGTTCGACTGTCTTATCTTCAGGTGCTGTTTTGCCTCTTGCCATTGGTTTACTAGCTGCTGCCAATGAACCTCCTGCATTCTTCACTTTAGGACCTTCTCGGAATTTCATACCATCCCTTACAAGTCCCAATAGATATTCATCACTAGATACCAAATCAATGTTTTGGACACCAGGGACAAACGATCCATTTGCACCTTTCCAATCTTTAGACAATTTTTCCCGTAACTCGGAAAATACTGCCTTGTTGGCCAATTCTTTATCACTGAAGTTTTGTCGAGCTTGTTCAAGCTGTTGCTTTACAACCTCACTCCGATGATTAAAAAACTGTTCAACTTTAGGTCGATTCGCCTGAATAAACTGTGACTTTTCCTGAATTAACTCGTTGTTCTGACGCATTGCTGCTTCAGCTTCACTTCGTCTAACTTCATCTGTGGCGTTGTCGTAGATTTGCTTCCATTGCTGGTTATATTGTTGAATTTTTACCAATTCATCAGCCGCTGATTGCAACTGAGGAACCAAGGTTAATTCCAACCCTATCTGCAAACCATCTAGTTCAGACCTGCGCTTACTTTCGTATTCTTCAAAATCTGCTTTTTCGGCTTTAAGCTTACGAGCATTCTCATGGATAGCACTTCCTTGACCAAGGATAGCAGCCGCCTTAGATACAGGAATTTCAATAAAACCGCCATCGGCATCTTTATTGGGAATTCTCCACATCATGTCAGGATTCTGCTCCGCAAATTCTAAGAAGTTAATCGGTTCAGTTACACCATCGGTGGCTTCATCCGCATCTTCTGAATCTACAGTTTCTGTAGTCCCATCAATACTATCTTCAGGTTCGAGCCCCTCTTCAGGAGTCGCCTCAGGGGATTTGGCTTGCGCCTCTTCTTGTCCTGCTGGTGGTGTAACTGCTTCGTTTGGGGGAGTGTTACGCCTATTGGCGGCAATCATCCCTGCAATAGCATCTACAGGATTCACACCAGTTTGCTCAGTGGCGGTCGCATTAGCGATTACGTCTGACATATATTACCTTATTTCGTTAAAGTTTCAACATTTTTGTTAGCTACCTTAGCGAGATATTCAGTTCTTTCTATGAACTCAATGAAATCTCGGACTCCGGCAACACGCTGTGCATTATCAATACGATTAACATCGTCCTTGCTTTCTTCTAGCATTTCTAGCAAGTAAAACCTATACAGGTTAAATAACAATGCAAAATCATCATTTCTTAAGAGCCGTTTTGCGCTCTCTCCATTTTCTATAACCAGAGCTTTGCGATTTACATTAGCCTCCTTGTAAGTGTCAATTACTTTAGTCCTGCGATTAAAATAATCACGAATATTCGATACCAAGCTTTTCATTGCAATCCTTAATCTACTTGTACGGCAGTAAGTTTACCCCTCTTAGCTGCCAAACCTTCAAAGTAATTATCCATATCAATATCTTCTGCCTTTTTCATATTCAAAGCAGATACTGTTGCACTTTCTTGTGTTTTTGCCTTATTCAACTCAACTTTAGATTGGGTTTCCTGTTGTTCAGCAGAAGGTCCTTTTGATGATTGAGCTTGAATAATCTTTACCGCTTCATCCATTGTAGGCAAATAAGCATCTACATCTTTAACACCCAAAACCCGCAAAGTATCCTCAAAAGGTCTGCGAACCTTAATAAACATTTCAGGCACTTCGGGTGGAATCATCATCATTGCTTGGGCAAACTGTTGTTGCGCCTGAAGAATCATTTGTTGGCGGGTCAGGCGGTTTTCCTCTGAAAGGAAGCCTAAAGCCAAGTCAATATTGATCATTTTGCGGTCAATAAACTCAAAGTTTTCAATTGACATGGCATCCATAAATGGCGCACCTTTAAGACAAGTGCCAGCCAATTGCTGAATGTTGTAATCGTCAGAATATTGAACCAAAGTCTTCCAAGTAATGTAGATAACATCCCGCAGACCAATGGCGCAATTTTTGACCATTTCATCTTGGATCAACTGATTTGGACCCATAGCCAACTGAAGCTTAAATCCTGAATTCCCGTCTTTCATTACTTCAGGATTGAGGGTGTCGCTAGGGCTAGTCATGCCAATCATGGCCATCTTGTCCGACTCAAAGCGGTTCATGGCTGATTCAACATATGCCAAGTTACCTTGCATAGGTTGGAATTCAAAAATGTGCTTTGTAGGATCAAACTTACGATCCAAAATAAACATGGCACTTACACCACGTTGAATTTCTTCAGCATCCAAAAATTCTGGATTTACACCAATTCTAGGGGTGGAAGACTGCATGGCAAAGGACATTTCTGCCCTGCGGATTGCCGTTGCATACTCTTGAAGCGGAACCAAACGCTCACCCAAAGAGTAACCAAAGAAGTTACCTGTAATGGGTTTAGGGCACATATTGGCCAAAGGAATAAAGTCTACTTCTTTGGCATACAGAATGTATGAGCCTGAAAAACAGCACTCAACAATCTCTTCTTCCCCGTCACCATCAATGTCCCTGCGAATCCAAGCAGTGGTCAACATAATGACTCGGCTATAGCGGTCTGCGCCTTGGGATGCAATAACGCCTTGACCTGGCACTGGGGTAGAGTCACGGGCATGAAGGGCTAAGTCATTCTCCAAAGCACCCGCTTGGTAAGCACCCGCAGGACCATAAGCAGCATGGTCAGCCAACAATTCTAAATCCACAAATGGGAATTGGCTCTTACATTCATGGATTGTCATTGGGTCATAAAAACCCACAAAGTCTTGATCCTGAATAGTTGAGATAGTTGGGTTGCAAACAAAGTAATGTTGAGCAACGTGCTTAACCCGAATGCTTGTTTCGTAGCCAGTTAACTTGTACTTTGCACGATAAATAGTGTTATTGCGTAAAGCTTCTTGAATCTCATCATCTGTAGGTTCTTGTACAGCTTCTGTCTCATCGGGAGCCATAGCTTCTTGCATTGCGCCTTCAAGGTTTACATCAACCTTACGCATATTTTGACGTTTGGCGGTTAAACCTTTTTCACCTGCCAAAGTTTCAAATACTCGGAGTTGATCACGAGTTCCTTCAACTTCTTTATATTGCGTAATAGGACTACGCAAAGGAGAAACCATCACAATGCCATTTTTGTGAAGCAAAGAGTCTTGTGCCCAATCCCGAATAACCTGATAAGAATCATTCTTACTATTAAGCATATATTTGACCATTTCAGTGGCTTGACGGGCTTGATCGCCATCCATCTCACTGAATCGTTCAAATTCAAAGTTAATTTTGCCATTGGGCATTAGGCACTTGGTGATAACGGCAGTAGCGTAGTCAATGCCAGGCGCAACAATAGGCTGAATGTAATCAATACCACGAATAGGTTCAGTAGAATTGGATACAGGAATATTGAGATAGTGATAGTCAGTAAAGCGGTTATAAGTATTCTTGGACTGAGTAAGTCTTAAGTAATCTACCATCTTTACATAAACTTCATGGCAAACTTGTTCGGTAAGTCCACGATTACCAGAAGAGGATGCAAGATTCTCTACGATTACATTCTGTTTATCTAGCATATTTAAATCCTTTGGACTTTGCCTTCAGGCATTTCAATTCGCCTAAAAGTAAAGTTATTTGCCCTACTTACCACAGATTCACCATGACCTTGAATCAGAGCTAAAACGCCAATACGAGCAGAATCAATGTGGTCATCTGGATCAGAAAACCGACCTGCATCATCAATAGCGTAATTCCTAGCTTCATCAAGAAATGCTTTGCAAGACTCGTTAATCATAAAAGATTTACGTTCCATGCCCATCCGCATTATATTGATTCCATATGCTTTATGGTTCGTTACCTTACCTTGATCGTTTGGTGGGTTTAATATAGCACCAGATATACAGTTTAGTCCATACGAATCTTCAAAGACTTCTCTGACAGATTGTTCTGTCAAAGTGTACCTACCTGCAAGCCCTGCATCATGGGGTAGGGCAATTGGCACATCCCTAGATTCCCTGTCTAGCAGGTAATGGACGTATTCATCAGGTGTTTCCCCGCTTGGAATAGTAATCTGTTTGTGCAAATAAATGATCTCTTCCACTGGATTGCGGAAAAAGAAAGAAATAACAGTCGGGTCATTTTTGATGCCCAAGTCAAAGCTAATAAGCCTTTCAAGCTTTTCATTAGCCCTAAGTTCAATGTCTTGAGCATTGTAAGTAGGCCATTCAAGCAATGGGAATACCACGCCTTTGCCAACCAAGGGAATGCCATTAATACGACAATCCCGCTCCCAAGGCATAAAGTCTCTAGCTAATTGTTCCCGTTCTTTTTTGGGAAAAAATGACTCACCCCATTCGTTTTGGTATGGGATGTCATCCCAAGTTACCCGCACATGGGCATACCCATCTATCTGATCCCAGAATTTACGAACTAAACCCGATAGACCTTTAAGTGGAGTGAACGAACAGATAACCTGCCCGTTTCGGGACGCTGTACGAACAACAAGTTCTGAGAAAGTCTCATCTGGTGGTTGCTCATCAAGAACCACAAGGTCCAGTTCAAAACCTTGCAAATGTCGGACTTGTTGGGTGTAGTTGGAGAAGTAAAGCTTAGACTTTCCTCCAGACTCATGCCAAATTTCAATGGCAAGGACGTTGGCTCCATCTGTTCGGATTGACTTGTCATCAATGCACTCCCTTGGAATAGATCCCGTGCCCAACTTGTAACTTTGCTTAATGTCATCACAACCTAACAACTTAGACTGTAATGTTTTGGCAACCTGTTCCCAAGATTCGCCAGAACACATAGCGATAATGGGTTTGTCCCATGTTACGCCTTTCCAATCTTTAGGATACCGACCTGTTAAATGGTAGGCAGTTTCATAGGTTGATGCAATTGTTTTACCTGCACGATTAGCAGCAATCATACCCCTACGGGAGAATTTTGCCCCAAGGTCAAAGAATTTTTGTTGGTACTTAAACGGCCTAAACCATTTTAAAGAGTTGAATTGCATATCTTGAGCAATCTTGTCCCTAGCAATTTTCATTGCTTTGAGTTGCTCAGAATCTAGCGTTTTAACTTTTTCTTTACCACCAGCTAGTTTGATCAAATGCTTGATAGCCCTATCTTTGTAGAGCGGAAGAACATAATCACTGGCTTCACTTTTTGCCATAGTTATCTCGTATGTTTAACAAGATTTGTGCAGCATAAGCTAGATAGTAAACTTCATCCGGCTCAAGCTTGTGTGTTCCCTGAAGGTCTTTTTGCAACCATTCTAGAGTTTTACGGGCACAAGCTTCAGCTTGGGATGACAGTCTGTTTTGGAAGATTTTGGATGGGTCTTCCATTACGCCCACGGGTCAGCAATGTTCTTGGCAGAAATACTAACAATGTCTCGGTCAATTAAAGTCCAAACCCCACCGCCTTTTTCACCAATTAAGAATGTGTGTACGCCACGACCTTCTTTGGTGTAAGTGCCATCAGGATTACGCAAAATACGTTCTTCAGTACGGGGGTCAATCCATGAATATTTTTCAGGAACTTTTTGCCCATACTTGTTAGTTTTTTCACCAACAGGAATTTGTTCTACAGGACCAGTAATCTGGTATGTGATTAAGCCGTTTTCGTATTTGCGAAAATCAATATATACCTTTTTATCAGACTGTGGGTCTAATGGGTGAGGCATATTGGTTGCGCCAAAGTAATGCACCTGTGCCTCAGGGTCTGGCAAATCAGGATTACGTTTTGGCAAAACCCGCAATGGATCTTCAGGAATAATATCTTTTTTATCCACCCACGGGTTATCGTCTGTCAAATACTCTGAAGGAATTTTTTTACCCTCAAGAGCATTTTTAGCAACAGTGTATTGTTCCTCTTTTGGTTTACCAATAAGGTCCAATGAAATGTTTACTTTGTCGTAAACAAACTGAGCTAGTTCTTTAGCTGTTGGAAGGTCTTCCTTCAGCGATGCAATATCATACGTTGCCATACATTTCCTTATTCAGTTTTAGCTTCTTCTACAGTTTCTTCAACCAAGGTATCACCGATCTGAGGCTTGTGAGCTATCACATACTCAGCAGTCAGATGAATCTTTTCACCAGCAACAACGGCATAAATCTCGTTGGCTTCGTCACGAACAAAATCTTCAATGATCATAATAGTCCTTAAGCTGCGTAGTCTTTGCTGCGATTGCTAGGCTTGGTAAAGCTACCGCCTTTGGTGTTATTAGTGTGCTGAGATGAAATCGTGTTCACCTTGTACGCACTGTTAACAGCACCTGCAACTGTTGCTCTGCGATCATCTTCAGCAGAACGTGTAGACAGTTTGTCGTTGATGTTTTTAGTAACACCCTTACGCATTTGTGCGCCACCATTAATTACTGTTCCATAGGACATAATAATCTCACTTTGTGTAAGAAGAGTTTTTGAGATAGCCAGTATTTGTTGAATGGCAATTGTAAGAGTCAGGGTAAGAAACGCTAACCTTTTGACCACGACCTGCAGTTGCAGATCCACCAGTTTTAGGCGCACCTTGGTGTGGGCCACTGTAGTTAGTACCACCGCTACCACGAGTTACAGTAGTAACACCACCAGAGCCTGGTGTGTGCTTAGAGACATTGCCTTTACGATTGGGGGCTTGAGCCATCAATGTAGGGGCGTTATTGCCAGAGGTATATCCACTCATATCGAGCCTTTCATAAAAGTATGCATATATTACACCTTTCTTAGAGATTCCATAAACTCATTTAACGCATCATCTGCATCCCCCTCATCTTCCCTAGTCACATTTTGGATGTGTTCTACAGAAATAATAGGGGCACGAGAGGATTCAAAAGGAGCCAGTTTGTCAGCAATCTTGGCTTTGTCCTTGATATCTAGTTCATCAGACTGCATGGCATCAATCAAGACTTCCATGGCAGTTTTAAGGGGTGGCAATCCACGGGAGGTACGCTCATCGTTTAGCTTGTTAAACAAAGCACCATATTCGGTAACCTTGTTAACTATAGATTTTGGGCGACCACCCGTTGCCTTTTGTGACCGAGGCGTAAAGTTGGTCATGTCAAACTCATCCACCACAGGGACAGTCTCAATGGCTTTAGGTTCAATTTGACCAGTGGCTAGTTTCATGGCTTTTTTCTGCGCTCGTCTAACTTTGGCGTAATCACGGGCTTTCTGTTTATCTTCTTCAGAATTAACAGTTGAGCCTTCAGGTCTTATTTCGTCAAACATTGCATACCCTTTTCAGTTCTAATCCAAGCATATGAGCCATTCACAGTGAACCCACGTTTTTTGTGGATCTTCATAAACCCATTATGTTCGGTACGAATAGAAGTAGAACATACCACGGGTATACCCCATCGGTGTGCCCACAGTATATGTTGGTCAATCATCTCATTAATTAACCTGACACGCAAGCGAGGGCTTAATTGTAGGTCAACATGGTGGAATTTGGCATTAGAGATTTCTTCATTGGCATAGGTGGTATACCCACCCCTATCAAACCAACAGTACCCAAGAAGGGCATTTTCAGCAGCGTCACCTATAAAGGTTTTAACAAGCTTGTCCCCACGGCAGACAGCAATAAACTCTTTGCTCTTGTCAAACACTTGGACTGTAGTGGCCACAGTAACGTGCTTGCGGAACACTGTTTTGTCCCTAGTCAATATGCCATCAGCCTCATGCCCAAAGATTGAGTCTGCCATGTCCACAATATCATCCACATCATGCAGTGGGTGCGCCAATGTCCATTCCATGCTATTCCTATAAAAGTGTTGGGACTCAATTTGGTCTTCAGCTAGGCAAGATGGAAAGCCAGAAAAAATCTTGCATCGACATCCTTGAGTGCTGGCTTAACGTCCCAACAAACAAATTGTAGTCCAGAAAAGTTTTAAACAAAAATTTTTATACAGGAACACTTATACAGAATTATCCACAGGATATCCTCTTTACATAGGGGTAAACCCTAATAGAATGATTACGGGGCCATCATCCAGCCCTTGGGAAGGCAGGTAGCTTACCGACCCAGATAAACGTACTGAATCTATCAGTCTCTCTAGTAAGCAATGAACGGGAACATACAGGTAGAGCCCTCAAGGGTTAAGTTAGATAAACAAGGTGCTACTTCTTTGAAAGAAGAAAAAACAGTGGATGCCATAGTTCGTCCACAGCTAACCATCACACAACCCCTCTCCCTACTAGTTATCAAGCACTGTTGTTTTTGTACAACCTAAAAAGTTTTAGAAAAATTTCGGGGATGGGTGAGTGGGCCCCCCCTTTTGGGGCTTGTTCCAGTGCTACCCCCCCCCAGGTTCTGTGTGGCATAGGGGGGCAGCAGACCAGGTGAGGGGGGTGAAATACTCCAGGGTTTGAAAAGTGACTGAGCAGTCACAAAATAGACTGAGGGGGTCAGGGATCACAATCCGATTAATTCTGAGCTAGAGATAATCACATAATCACCCGCAAACCCGCATAGATATTGGCAATAGGGGATTGGATAGGGTTTAGATAATGGCAAGCTTGAGGGGCTTATTAGGGGCTTGCTTGAGGGATTAATAATCCAATGCCTAGATTTACCCTAATTCAAGAGGTTATCAAGATGTGAGCGATACTAAACCCTGAAATGAATACTTTTTTACCAGGGGTTAACCCTAATAGGGTTTTGGAGGGGTCTTATAGATCAACAACTTACAAGAGTTGGCACGATTCTATTATGCTATATATGTGAAGGCCTCAATTTTTAGCCTTCTCTTTTATAACCTCAAGTCCGAAAGTAAACCATGAACCACATTGATCCTATCATTGCTCAAGCCCTTCAAGCTTTTGCCCCTCCATCTACTGATTCATCATTGATTCCATTGATTGATGAATTAGGCGCAATAGATGCACAAATAAAAGCCCTCACAAAGACCTCAGATGCACTCAAGGCAAGCTTGAAAGCATTAGGTGAGGGTGAGTATGTAGGTAGTGCTTACAAATGCTTAGTGTATGGATCTAAAGGTAGAGACATTACCGATTGGAAAACCATTGCAGAGCAATTCAATCCCTCTTATCAGTTAATTACCGCTCATACTAAAAAGGGTGAGCCCACATTGACCGCCAAGCCTTCAAAAATCTAAGGGGCTCACAATGAAAAACCTATTATTGGATATCCTCTCCGCAATTGCCATTGGTCTATTGCTTGCCATCGGTGCATTGGCCTATTTTGACGTATTAACTAAGTGAGGCAAACCATGAAACGATTCGTTACTAAAACCCCCAATGGTTTCAGAGTTTATGGTTCATATTCAGGCATCATGGATTTTGATGCTAATGGACAAGTTACATATTCCAATGTGAAACAAGGATGTCCTGAATATATGGCAATGTTCAGGACATATGTCAATTCATCCTATTTTGACGATTCATATTCTCGCATTGACAAGATGTGGGAAACAAAAATAATGGAGGCAAACAATGTTTAAAGCTCTTTTTGATTCCCGCCATTTTTCTTTTGAAGCATATGGTGAAACCGAAAAGGTGGCCATTGATTCTCTCAAGGTTGGATTAACCAATCACGCTAAACAATATGATATTGAAAAAGATTGGTGGCACAAATACGATTCAGATTTCTACACTATCGAAATTCATTGTGGCTCATGTTATCGAGATAATGGGGAGAAAATACCCCAATATTAAGAGTTAATATTTTGCAGCAAAATCCAATTTTGAAATTTTTAATCAATTTAAGCCCGAAAGTAACATTATGTACAATCCTTATAAATCAATCATTAAAACCGATGGCCTAATCTATAAAAGATTATTGGGCACATCATCCACTAAAACCCTCAAGGGTGAAAAGATCGGTTATTTAACCGCAATCCTTTATTTAACCCCTAATGAAGATTTATGCCCATTGGCTAAATTAGCAGGATGCATGGAGGGATGTCTCTATTCATCCGGTAGAGGGGCTTTTAATTCAGTACAAAAAGCAAGGCAAGCAAAAACTGATTTTTGGTATGCACAACAAGCTTCTTTTTTAATGTCCCTATGTGCAGATATTTGGGAATTGAGAGCAAAAGCAAACCGCAATAATCAAAAGCTTTTAGTCCGATTAAATGGGACAAGCGATATTGCATGGGAGAATTATCACGTTATACCCAATCGGACAATATTTAGTTTATTTCCCGATGTGCAATTTTATGATTATACAAAACATCCTTCACGCAATCTAGAAGGCAAAACAGTAGGCAATTATGACCTCACCTATTCATTCTCAAGCATTACCCCAAAACCGATCTCAATTAAGGGATTGACCAATCCTAATAATTCGAGAGTAGCGGTAGTTTTCCAAAAGAAGGAGGATATCCCCTCAAGCTTTAGAGCATGGGATGTTATCGATGGGGATGATACCGATGTGAGACATATTGAGCCCAAAAATGTAGTTGTTGCCCTATATGCAAAAGGTAAGGCTAAAAAGGATCAATCGGGTTTTGTTCAAATTAAGGGGATTCATTATGCTTGATTACAAATTTGACTACAAAAGAGAATTCAGATTTTTTGATTTTGAGATTCCGCAATTGCCTGAGGGTTTTGTAGATGATTCATGGCATAACAATGTATGCCCATCATTTATCAGAATTTTAGATGATCAAATCATTACTCTTTGGGTAGATTATAAAAACCCAAAAAGGAGAGAGTTAAAAGCAAAACAATTTTTTGTAACAAGTGAGCCAAATAATGATGAAATAAACGAAGTCACCCATCTTTTTGAAACTAATAGTTGGCAAGTTGCAATGAATAAAATTGAGAGATTATTTAAAAAGGCAAAAAAATGAAACCATGGCATACATTAAATGAATCATATTTGGATCAATTTATCAATGATGCATACGAAGCGGGAATTAATGCATCATGCTTATATATTCAAAATGAACTGAAAATAAACAATGGAGATATTGCGGGAATATGCTTCTCTCAAGAGGTGGAAACCTTTAAAGATCGATTGAGGGAATACATTAAAACTGAATTCATAATGAACGAGAAACAATAACCAATTAGCCCCCTTGAGGGGCTTTTTCTTTTGTCTATAGGTTTTGGCCTAGGGATTGTCACGTTTAAAGGGTTTAAAGCTTGCCATTGATTGGCATGGGATTGCTTGCGTTTTGCAATAGTGCTAGAAGGCCGTTTTTAGCCCTTTTGAGCGGGTTTTGATGGGTGGCCTAGGGCATGGTAGCATGATTGCGCTTGGATCGATTCTAGGGGCTTAAATTGATTGGATTATGTGCGGATTATGTCAAAATATTATCGATTATATGGGGAAAATCGGACGATTATCATTATCGATTATGTCTCCCCTCCCCGATGGGATTATATAGATAATCGCCTGGTCGTTTTCGGGCGTAAAAAAGGAGTCTCCCAAAATTTGGAAGACCCCCCCGTCAAAATTTTAGACCTCTGTTTTTTTACAGATTGGAAATCATGGAAATCGCAGAAGATAAAGTGTTGAATCAATCAGCTGCTGAATTTCATCGGCAATGTTTTGAATCTCGGAGTCCTGTGGCAAAACAGAGCGTTTTTCTTCAAAGTATTCTGACAGATCATGCAGTTCACGTTTACCAGTTTTTTCGGGTGGATAGTAATCCGCAGGGAATTGGATTGTTGAATCGTATCGGCCTTGAATGGCTTCAACAAGTTCATCGACCTTGCCTGGCAAAGCTTCATAGAATGCGCCAAGGGCTTGATGTTCTGCATAGGACTTTGATTGCCAATGCAAAATGTGGGTGTTGGTCGCTGAGTGCAACAAGGTCAGAACGAGATCACCAATTTCATTATCCATGTGGGACTCCCAAGTGGGTTAAAACACGCCTAGCTGCTTCTCTGCGCCAAGGCTTGATGGTTATATTATCTGCCAAATCCATCCATGCGTGAAGTTGTCTTTTATACGCCTCTTGGAATGCTAGATTTTTGGTGTCGTAATCGGTTTGGGATGAGTCTAGCCATGTGTGGCAGTGATAGCACCCCCACACTGAATGATGGTCATCTGCCTTGATTGAGCGACCTTTGCCATGGATCAGCAGGTTGGAATGACAAGCCACTGTTGTGGACCCATCCCCCCCCAAACAATTTTTGGCCGCCTGTAAAAGACAAGGCTCACCCTCTGCAAGTTCTAGGAGCTTTTTGTCTCTGTAATATTCATGCTTTCCATAGCCACGTTTGCGCCAACCGCTCATGTGTTCTTCTCCTTGAGTTTGGCTTCAATATCTCGCGCAAAGTCGTCCATCCATGCGCCATAAACAATTCGCCATTCAGCCGATAGTAGTTTTAAATCTTCCTCTGTCAGCCCAACCCATGTGCGCTGTGGACCATATTCAACAGCAACAACCTCAATACCACCATTGGGCAGTCGTTTAATGATGGTTGCACAAGAACCATCTTTGCTCCAATCAACACCCCATTGCACAACCTCTTCTTTTACAATTTTTTTTGGTGGCACATAGTTGCTACAAATGTCCAAGTCTGCGCCTTTTGATGAACAACGATCTATGCAACATTCTTTGCAACTTGGAATTTGCTCTGGCGTTAAGATTTTTTTAATAGCGTTAACAGCGGCAGGGACAACGTGTTGTTGGACATACCATTCAGCCAAATAATGTTCTGGCTCCAAAGCTTCTAGCGCCAGCTTTAATGCTTCGTCTTTAGTCATAGCGGTGCGTCCTCTTCATTCTCAGGATTGAATTTAGGTTTGCGTTGATCTTTGTGCTTGGGGTTTGGGAATGGTGGGAATGGCCATGTCATAGCTTCATCTCCACTCGTTTTGTGTATTCTTCGGTTTTCCACACCTCCACACGAAGCTTGGCTGCCTCAAGTTTCCAACGCAATTCCTCTTCTTGGGCTATTGCTTCTTTGATCTCAAACAATAAAGCTACATAGTCTGCATGGGCATAGGCATACATTTCTTTTGCGCCTAGTGTGCCCTCCTCGTTTGACATGAGAATGGCCTTTTTTGACTTGCGATATTCTTCTAATTGCACCCGAATAGCCTTTGATCGGGCATATTTAGGAGCGTTTTCAATAATAAAGTTGATTGCTTTGTGTGCGGGATTTTCCATTACATTGCCTCGTTGATTAACTTTTCTATGCCTTTGTCTATGCTGCCATCACCCATTTCAGCCAATACTTTCTTTTGGACTGCATTGAGTTCTAGTTTGGCAACAGTGTTGTAGGTCAATTGCCTAGGCTTTCCTGCGCCTTTACGCTTACCTCCCCATGTGCCCACAGTTCTGCCAAGCTTTTTAGAAAGCTCTTCTTTGCGTCTACGCTCCATGATCTCCCATGCTTCAGCAAGGGCTTCCGGTGGGATATTGCTTATCAAGCTCATACGATCTCTACCACCCTGTCGTTATTTGATCTGATGTAGTCCCTTGTTTTTTTGACGTATTTCTCAAATTCACTTCGGCAAATACTGCCTTGCTGAAGGTCTGCATATTCGATTAATTCCCTAATGGCTTGAATGCCAAGCCCATCTAAACCCATTTTCATGGTTGCCTGGTAGCGCATGGCCGCCTTATGCAGGGCATCTTGGGCTTTCTCACATACAGGCAGGACTTCAGGACCCACACCTGCTTTGGCCATGACTTCTGACAAATTCAAAACATCTACCAATGTGCGCCAATCCTGAACTGTCCCTGCGCCTTTGGTCATTGCGTCCAAAGCGGAATATTCTGTCATTCTCAGTTTGTCTAAGGTTTGCCTAGGGGTGATGGCTGCGCCCACAATCCCATGTTGGATTGGGTCAATCAGGTTCCACATTTTGCGTTTAGTGCGTTTACGCATTTTTTACTTGGTTCTGTCTAAGGTATTTGCCTGTAATGCGCTTGTTCCAACACGCTTGGCAGATCCACTTATGTCCCATGTCAATCCCACCCTCAGGCGGTTTACTTATTTCGCATTTGGTACAAAGCTTGAATTTGTGATTGGCGAATCTTGCACCAATGTCTATTTGTGGCATCATTTTTTAGCTGGGCAGTCTCTGCCTTGGTTACAGTGGTTGTTACAGGGTGGGCAAGATTTAGGCTCATAGATGCCATGGTAGGCTTCTACCCACCGAATGATCTCCTCCAAGGACCGCCATGGTCCAAGGTGTCGTTTGATGTAATCGTCAGGCATTGGTGTGTTCATAAAAATAATCCAATCATCAAAGTCCAAAAAGCAATTACGCCAATAATTACTAAAGTCCAAATGGTTCGGTTGCTCATGGCTCGTGGTTCACAATTTCCCAATGACGCTGGGTTTCAATTGCTCTGATACCCTTGGCTTCGAGGTCGGCAAACTGCTCGTCTGTCATCAATCCCATGATGTCCATGCCATTGAATGTGACCATCTCAATGTTCTCAGCCCAAGTTGAATATTTATCTGCCTTGAAAGACATAGTGACCTTAACGTCTACATCACCTGCGCCTGTTGTGGCATCAAAATTGATTGTGTGCATTACTTTCTCCTTAAAAATTTGTTGATGTCGTGACTGTAACTTGAAATCTTGATTAGATGTGTAGGTGTTTACCCTTAGTCCAAATCTTCCCTAACCATGACCTCCACCATGCCAACAGTGCCATAAACTTTGGTCACATGGAGGGTCAGCACTTGGGTATCGTCTTTGTAAACAATGTCGTTCATGGCATCTAAGAAGCATTTGGCAATGTTGTCGATGTCGGGCTTCTTTGTTGGCCTCTCAATGTCCTTTAAACAGGCTTCTGTGCGCTTTTTGGAGTACGAGGCAGGGATTGGTACAGTGATGTAGATTGCGACTGTTACAGGCGTTTCTAAAACTGCATTGCTTCCCATGGCTTTTTGGGCAGCTTCTTTGATTACAGTTTCGTAATCTCTAGTTTTGGTAGGGGTGTAGGTAGAAACAAAGTTCCCCCTCCTAGCAAATTTTGGTCGGCCTTTCCCGATTGGGTTGCCTTCAACCATATAGGTCAGCATAAATGTCATTTAATTAAATCCTCAACTTTTTGTATTTTTTGTCCGATCCAGTTCATAACTGGAACTGCCATGCTATTTCCTAGTGCTTTGTATCTTGGACCATCAGGGGTTTGCTTTCCCTTTGGTTTGATATCGGTGTAATGGTCAGGAAACCCTTGAAGTCTTTCGCACTCAACAGGAGTCAATCTACGAACTGCCATTGTTGTTTGAACCATTGGAGTATTCCCGCCACCTGTCCCTGCAAATGCTTGCAAAGTGTTTGTGATGTCCCCATACAAACGAACACCATCTCTACGATTATTTTCAAATGCCATTGATTCCATCTCCGAAGAAGCGGAAACCTGACTTGTCATTGGGATGTATGTTTCATGTTCTGTAACGGCATTGCCAGGTCTAGAAATTCCTGCCGTAGAAGACAGTAAAGTAGCCATAACATCTGGCACACCAGTTGGCACTAATCTGCCAGTGTAGGCATCTTGTCCACTGTAACTGCCAGGGTGTGTGTCAGCACATAAAGTGCCTACAGTGAGCTGGATGCCACTTTCGTCAACGCTTGAAGAAGAGCGGGAGGAAGCTCCTTCCCCCTTTTGTCGGCTCGGTGGAGAATTCCCTTGCAAGCTCTCTCGCTCAAAAAGAACCGCTGCGGCAGGTCGCCAGTTTCCAAGATATCCGACAACGAACACACGTTTGCGTCTTTGGGCCACTCCGAAGTATTGAGCGTCAAGCACCCTGTATGCGAACCCATACCCGCAGATTGCCAACCCTCCGAGGAAGCTACCAAAGTCCCGTCCATCAGCGGAGGACAAAACGCCAGGGACGTTCTCCCAGACCAACCAGCGGGGGCGATATTGTTTAGCAATGGCAAGATAGGTAAGCATGAGGTTACCACGAGGGTCATCCAATCCTTTTCTGAGTCCTGCGACTGAGAAAGACTGGCATGGTGTTCCTCCAACGAAAACATCGACATTTGGTTCAATTTTCCACTCCTTAAATTTTGTCATGTCGCCATGGTTTGGGACATTTGGATAATGATGTTTCAATACTTGGCTCGGAAAAGAATCAATTTCAGAAAAGCCAACAGGATTCCAACCTAATGGATGCCAAGCTACTGTTGCCGCTTCAATTCCACTGCATACCGATAAATAGTTCATTCAATACTTCCATCTTTGATTTTGTTCATGTAACCTCGAATTCTGTCTCTTGCGCCAGATCCATAAATTCGTTCAGCTCTTTCAAGTCTGGCTCGAATCAAGTCTGCATTTTTCGATGATTCCCAATTGCGATATAGCTCACGAGCTTCTGCTTGCTCTAGGATGACCCTATCGCTTGGGTTTTCAAGATTGCGTCTGCTGTAAGTCACCAGTAAGCTCCAAAGCCATGCGGATTATTTTGATTGGATAAGGCACTCCATCCCTCACCTTATCCAAGATTCTCATTGCTTCAGCGTGGGTCAAGCTTTTCTCCTTAATGCTTCCATTGCTTGTCGAATATGGTCAGGCATGGGGGCGGCTTTTTTTTCATCGGCCTTAATCTTTTCCAAAGCAGGATCTGGCAGGTTAGATGGCGCAACAGTAACTCTGACAATGTCGGCAGGGTTCATCTTTGGTGCTTTTTGGTTTCTCACCCAATTACGCCAAGTGGCTGCCCAATCCAACTTCACCCCATCTTTGCCAGGTTTAGCACACCAAAAATCTTTGAACTGATCTGCTACTTGCATGGCATTCAAATCAGGTCTTTCCTTGTTGGCCCAATATTCCCATTCGTTTGGCAAAACCCAATCATTGGCGAGGCGTAAGCCACGCTTACTATTCTGTTTCTTATCTGTATCTGCTTCTGTATCTATAGCGTTACTTGGACGTTTCTGTAACGTTTCATCATCGTTACTTGGTAGTTTCTTTTTATCTCGATACTTGCGAACCCGCATGGTGCTTGAGTCTGAGACAAATTGACGCTTGTCCCAATTCAAAATGTTCCAGTGTTTATCAATGAAGTTTTTGCTAATGAACAGTTGTTTAGTTTCTAGCAATTGCGCCTCATCTAAACGCAATTGAAAAGCAATCTCTGTTTCATGTAACGTTTCAAGTACTTCACTACATCTAAGGCATAAAAGCATGACATAACGTCTTTGCATTGCCTCGGGAAGCATTTGAACTTTGGGGTCGTGTGCGAACTCTGAATAGAGTCTGAACCATGGGTTAGCCATAATGTGTGCCGCTTTTTAAACACCCTTGAAGGAACTGCCAGCAGGAGAAGGGATAACTCTTTTCGGGTGGGTAATTAGTCCAACCTATCTGGGTTCCATAATACATTATTTACCAGAACGTTTCAAGTTCTTGTAATTTGTAGTCGAATGACCCATGTGAAAAAATCCGCAATGAGGGCATTTGTAAATCTGAAAAGAATGATCTCTTTTCTTGGAAATTGTAGATTCAGCAACAGTGAATGTAGGGAAAGGATGCTTTCCAATGCACTGGATAACAGGATCGTACTTGTCTGTTGTTTTCATTGGTACATCCCAATTATGTTTATTGGTCGTTCCACATGAAGCTCCAATGCTCTAGCTATTAAACCAACCATGGCAGCATCTCGGTCACCAGGGTGTTGGTTGTAAGTTATAACTAAATTGTAGGCATAAGCAAGGAGTGCTTCAGCACAGGCTTGTTCGGATTGTTCGATGTTCATGCTCAGAATATTAGTGTTGTTTTTTTGTCTGTCTATTAGGGTTTATCCTAATACAAATAATCTTTTAGCCATGGCACATTAGTGGCTCTAAAGGAGAAAGTAATGGCAACACTAAACGGCAGAAAAGTTATCGACATTGAAGTAGATGGTGTCGATAGTAGGGATTATCCTGATTTCGCAGATGCGTACTTCAGTTACGCTTGCTACGAAGATGGCACAAAACTTACTGATGAGGAACTAGTCAAACTAGCCGATCAGAATGGTGATGTCCTCTTTGACAAAGCATACGATTCACTTCACTAAGGAGAAAGTAAAATGATAAGTATGGAATTTACAAAAGTAATTGATGTTGAACTTGGTTCAATTGTTGAAATCACTTCAGGCATTTATAGAGAGCTTGTTATCCGCACAAAAGATGGCGATATCAGAATCACTCTTGTTGCTGAAAGTGATGAGTCCGAAATTAAAATTTTATCTTAAGGAGAAAGTAATGAACACACACGCCCTCAAATATGTACGTCAATTGTTCCAGACATATGACGCACCCCCCAAAACAATTCGTAGCTACCAACGTCAATGGATTCGTTCTATTCGATATCTTGGCGACAACTGGTTGTTGGCTAAGAAGGTA